GAGGCCATCGCGCGAGTCCCGGCCTTCAACTTCGCGGCGGCCAGTTCCTCGACGAGCTTCACGGCCTCACGGGCGGCGTATTGCAACTGCGCCTCCTGCGCCGCGGAGACTTCGAGTCGATACTTGGACCGCAACGTGGCGATCAGCATCGGCCCCAACACGGAGATCGCGGCAATGCCGAGACCGCCGACGATCTTGATGATTTCGAGCCAGAGTTCGTCCGACATCAGTTCCCCCAGTAGTCCTCACCGAATGTCTGCTTCTGTTTCTGCGTCGGCCGCCATTGATGCGTGTCCGGCCCTTGCGCCAACGTCGCGAGGCGCCCGAACTTCGTCTGTGCCATCCGCGGCTGCTCGTCGTTCGCACGCGCGGAGAATTGCTCACGGCTCAGTCCTACCCACCAGCTCACGCCGCCAGCCTCCACGCTTCCGCCCACGTTTGCGGGTGCGGCTTCCCCGGCCGCCACGTCCGCAGATACACGCGCCACGCTTCCGTCTCGTCCTCGGGTAGCGGCGCCGGATCCGTCCACAGGAGCAACCGCGCGAACATCGCCGCGACGATGTCGTTGTGCTCCACTGCCAGGTAGCACCCGAAGGGCGTCAACGCTTGCCGGTAGCACAGCGCCGCCATCGCGTCTCGCACGATCACCCGCGTCTGGTCGTGCCCCAGCACGCCGCGGATCCCGCCCCCCTGCTCGAACTGCCAGAAGCCGCGGGCCGACCCGCCGATCTGCACTCGGTGCTGAAACCGAGACTCCTGCCAACCGATCGCCACGAGCATTCGCACCGCCGCGGGCGAGTCCATTGCGACCGGCAGCGCCGTCAGCGCGGCCGGAATGACGTGCGACCGAATGAGTGCGATCACGTGTCACACGCCCCCCGTCAGCTTCGCCACGACGACCTGCAACCCCGCCACGAGCAATGCCCCACCAATCGTGAAGACGGCAAACTTGAGCACCGCAATCGCGATCTCGGCCTTTCGCAGTCGCCCATTCGTCGCTTCAACGGCCACGGCCAACCGATTGATGTCGGACCCGAGATGCTGCTTGAGTTCCGACGCCGTGGTCGCGACCAGTTGCAAGCAGTCATCTGACCGGCGCTCGAGATCCGCAAAGCGAGCCTCGAAGAACGCCTGCAAGCCGCGCCCGTCGAGGTCTCCTGCCTGTCGCTTCCCTCTCATGCCTTCGCCCCGGTCACGTAGGCAATGCCCACGATCTGAATGACCGCCGTGACGGCAACGCCGATCCACACTTCAGCCATTCAGTTCCTCACTAGATCGCGTCCACGATGCAGTACGTCAGGTGAAGCGTCAGAATGTTGTCCGCGTGCCCGCCGGTCAGCGGCGTGGCGCCCGAGTTGTCTGACAGCACAACCAGCGCCTTGTTCTCGACGTCGGTAGTGATTAGGCCCACCGTGCGCGCCGCGCGGGCCGTCCAGTTCACGCCCGAGAACGTCGTCGAGAACTGATGGACCGTCGTCAGCGGTGTCACTTCGGTCTCGTACCGCAGCCCCCAGTCGGCGCTCCCCGTGTAGCCGGTGACGAAGTCCTGGGACGTCCACATGAACAGCGGGACGTTGGCAAACCCGACCCCTGGGGCCGGCACAATGATCGGGAAGACGGTCCCGAGGTCGACGATCTCGGCATGCGTCAGGCGCAACGTCGCCACGAGCACGGTCGGAGACGGGCTGGCGATCGGCGGGGCCACAATCGACGTGGGGCCGCCACCCGTGTTCAGCCAATCCGAATAGATGTCCCTCGGCGAGCCTCTGAACTGTGTCCCCTGAATCGCCGTGACGTGGCGGAGCACGTCTTGCGTCTCAGGCGGGTTCTCCGCGTGGACTTCCGTGATCAAAAAGCTCCCGTTGACGCCGCGATCGGCGGCCGTGATCGTTTGCGTCTGCCCAGGCTGGATCCCGAGTTCATAGGTGGAATAGCGGACGATCAGCTTGTCCGTCTGCGACTGCGCGAGGAGTGCATCGGCCATTTCCTGCGCTTCCGAGGCGCTCGTCACCGACGGATACAGGTAAACCCGGGTGACTGGCGGCGTGGCCGGCGACGTCTGCGCCGTGACCGTTTGCGGGAACTGCGCCGTATACCGGACGGTGAAGTCGACGCCGTTCCCCACTGCGCCCAGTTGACGGACGATGGTCAGCGTGTTCGGGTCGTAGAGCCAGATCGCTGGACTCGTCAGGCCGCCCAGCGTTTCGGTGCCGCCGCTGATGTCCACGACGTGGTAGGCGATCAGGCCGGACGAGGACGGCGGCGTCGGGCCGACGATCGGCTGCGACAGCGTGAAGGTATCTTCGACGCCGTCGCCGGTGAACGAGTCGACAATGTCGATCGGCGGGCCAGGCGGCCCGTACTTCACGATGACGATGTTGGGCTGGGACTTCTCGCGGCTGCGCGTGACACGAATATCGCCGACGTGGTGCCCGTCGCCGTCCACGATGTTGATCGGCGCGGCTTCCTCGCCGGCCGTCAGTAGCCGGAACTCTTCAGACGGATTGATGCGCCCGAAGTAGCCCGTCGCCGTCGTGAGGCGCCCCAGCGCGTCCGACAGCAGCACGCCATCGCACACCAGATCCGCCGCCAGTGACGATCCAGTGGCCTGGTCCGGATCGAGCGTCACGCCGAAATCGCCGAGGTAGTTGTCGACGAGGATCGTCGCGATTTCTTCGATCGTCGTCCCGGCCAGGAACGTCTCGGTGATGTAGATCCCTTGGAAGTAGATATTGAAGGCGTCCGCGCTGAGTCGGAAGGCCGACATGAACGACGTCGGCTGTCCGTCTGGGCCTTCTTCGTCGAAGTCGCTCACGATGCCGCCGAAGACGTCCACCCCGTCCTCAGACAACACGACCACATCGCCCAACGCCGGCACGTACGATCGATTGGGCGAGAGGATCGTGCAGGACAGCACGTCCGCGCCGTTGATGACGGGCTCCCAACTGAGGGAGCCGCCGCGGAGTTCGCGCTCCACGCCGTCGACTTCGAGGATATAGACGGCGCTCACGGCCAGCGCCTCAGCCGGTAGACCGCGCCTGGCATGTTTCTGACCATGCGCTCAGCCGTCCGGCGCCCGTCTTCCTCGAACACGATCCGGATGTCGCCGCCGATGCCGCCCATTGCATCCAGCGGGATGACGGCTTCCGGGCCAGCCTCGCCAATCATCGCCAGCGTCGGCTGTGAGACGAACCCGCCCGCGGCCAAGTGCGGCACGTTGAACTCGGCGCCGGAGATGTCGACCCCGGTCGATCGGATCGCGTCGGCGATCTCTTGGATGGCCAGCTCGAAACTGCTCCGGATGCCGAGCACGTCAGGGTCGGACAACGGCTGCAACAGCTCCGCGATCCGGTCGAGCGAGATGCCCTGATCGGCCATCAGCCGTTCGAGGTCTTCTTGGCCCCCGAAGGCGTCGAAGAAGTTCCCCGCTTCTTGCTGGCCGGTGAGTTCGTCCCAGGGCCGGCTGTTCTTGTTCATCAGGCCCCAGACGAGCAAGCCCAGGAGTCCAGTCCCAATCGCCGCGCCACCAAGGGCTGCGCCCAGGCCAGCCCCGCCAGCGCCACCCGCTCCCCCACCGAGCGCCGCGCCGGCCGTGGCGTCCACAACAGCGCCGACCGATCCGGCCTTGCCGAACCCGCCCAGCAGCCCACCGAGCGCCGCGCCGATCCCGCCTTGCCGGCCGGTGATTGCCGCGAGAATCCCATCGAGCACGGTCGAGACGAACGACTGAAGGATCTGGGTGAAGATGTTCAGCAGCGCGGCTTTGATCGAGTTCCAGATGTCGATAAAGCCGTCTTTGAAGGACTTGGCCCCGAGCAACATCTGCGCGAACGAGCCGTTAATGGCCTCGCCCAGCCGCTTCGTGACATCGGCCACCGCGGGGAAGATTTGCGTCTGCCAGATCGAGACAGTCTCTCGGGCGGCGGCACGTTCGGTCTCAAGCACCTTCTGCCGCGCGGCTTTCAGTTCTTCGGCTGTGGCCTTGCCGCTGGACGCGATCAGCCGGTAGGCTTCGCGCGCATCTTTCGCGGCCTTGTCAAGATCCGCCTGCATGCTCACGCCGAGCAACTTGTAGGCGTCCTTCAGTTCTTCCGCGTCATGCTGCGCCTTGACTGTCGTTAGGCTGATCTGCTTCAGGCCCGCCGTGATCGCCTTGACGTCGAAGGGCACGACGCCGAGCGTCGGCACACCGAGCAGCGCGTTGATTTCGGCCCTCAACTCCCGGATCCGCTGGGTAAGCGCCGCCGTATCCAGGCCAGACTCGCGCGCCTGCTTCTCCAGCGCTTCGAGTTTCGGGATCGCGGCTTTCAGGACTTCGACGAGCGGCACGCCCGCGGCCTGCGCCGCCAGCATGGCATCGCCGAACCGCACGAGCTCGGCCGTGACGTCATCGCGCGTCGTAATGCCGAGTTCACGCAACAGGCCGCGCTGACGTTCAAGTTGGGCATTCAACGCTGCCGCGGCGGCCGTGGCGTCCTTGACTTCCTGCGTCTCGACTTTCTGGGCCGCCGTCTTCTCTTTGATCTGGCCCTTCAGAAAGGCCATCGTCGCGCCAGACAGATCGACCTGCTTCGCCCAGGCGTTGAATCCTGCCTCGTTGGCCTTCATAGCCGCCGTGAGCTGCGGCACGCTATAGCCGGTCGCCTCGATCTCCTGACGGATCGCGCGTTCCGCGGCGACGGTCGCCTCGGCAATCGTGATGCGACGCTTCTGGACGTCTGCGGCTTTCTCCTCGCCTTGAATCGCGAGGATGCGAGCGTTATAGGTCTCTCGGCTGATCCGGCCGAGCGCTAGCTCTGCGTCAAGCGCTCGCTTCTGCACCTCGATCGTCTTGCTCCACTGCGCCTGACGGATGTCCTCCAACTGCTGCAACGCCGTGACGGCTTCGAGATAACGCTCATTGGCCTGAGCGCTCTTGAGGACGACGCCTGCCTGTTCCGCCCGCGCAATATATTCGCGCTTAATTCCATCGACCAGTTCTGATTGCTGCTTGACTGCTCGGCTTTCCTGTAGCTTGACCAGCGCCGCCGTGACGAGCCCGATGCCCGCCGCTACCGCCACCGCCGGGTGCGCCGCCATGACGGCCCAGAGCGCCCGCACAGCCCCGGTCGCTGCAATCGAGGCCGCCCCCATCGCCCCGTAGGCGGTCGTCGTCGCCATCGCCGCGACGACATTGGCCCGTAGGCCCACGGCTAGGAAACCGAGGTTGACATTGAGCGCGCGGCTAGCCAGCCCGTTGGCCGCGAAGGCGCCAGTTAGTGCACTCGCCGACAGTGCCATCTGGCCGAAGACGAAGATCAACGGACCAGCCGCGGCGGCGACACCAGCTAGACCAAGGGCCAATAGCTGAATCGACGGCGGTAGCACTGCGAAGGCCTTGGCGGCATTGTCAAGGACCGGCAACAGGGCGCCCATGACCGACACGAGCGACTTGATGGTCGGTAGGAGCGCATTGCCGAGCGTGATCCCGACGTCCTTGATCCGATTCCAGAGCAGGAGCAGTTGCGATTCCGTCGTCTCGAAGCGCTTCCGCGCCTCTTCCGTAAGGGCGCTATTCTCGCGCCAGGCTTTCCCCTGCAACGTCAGCGCCTTCTCGAGTCCGTCACTGTCGCCAGCGAGGCGCCGCAACAGGTCGGACTGGCGCAGTTCGGTAAAGCCCAACTCGTTCAGGGTTTTGTTGAGGTCGCCGCCGCCGGTCTGAATACGACCCAGCCCTTGGACGAACGCCAGCGTGGCGCCTGCGGCATCCTCCTTGAAGGCTTTCGTGAACTGCTCAGCGGACATGCCGGCGATTTGGGCGAACTTCGCCAACTCGCGTCCGCCTGCGCTCACCGCCTGTGACAAGTCAATGAACACGCGCGACATGGCCGAACCGCCGGCTTCCGCCTCCATGCCGACGTTGGCAATCGCCGCCGAGAAACCGAGCACTTGCCCCTGTGTCAGCCGGATGGTCCGCCCGGCCGATGCGATGCGCGTGGCGAGCGCGAGGATCTCCTGCTCAGTGGACGCGCCGTCATTGCCCAACGCCACGAGCGTGGACGCGAAGCGCTCCGTGTCCTTGCCGGCCGAGCCGAAGATGTTCTGAATCTTTGCGATGGACTCCGCGGCTTGGTCCGCCGTGACGTTCGTCGTGACCCCCAACAGGGCCATGACGCGCGAGAAGTCCACGATCTCTGCCTTCGGGATGCCGAGGGCGCCGGCCGCCTCGCCCAAACGATTCAGTTCGTTGACGCTGATCGGAATCTCCTTGGAGAGATCGCGGAACTGCTGCGCCATCGCCGCGAACTCCGGCTCCGTCGCCTCCACGGTCTTGCGGACGCCCGCGAACGATGACTCGAAGTCGATCGCCGCTTTGACGGACGCCGCGCCCATCGCCACCAACGGCAGGGTGATCGTTTTCGTCAGACTCGTGCCGAGCGCCGTCGCCTGCCGGCCCATCGTGGCGAGGTCTTTCGACCACGCGCCCATCGACGTCGACACACGTTTCATCTCGGCGTCGAAACTCGCCGTATCCGCGGTCAGTAAGACCTTGAGCAGGCCGACTACAGCCGAGTTAGCCATCCGTCTTTAGTCCACGCACCAAGCGCATCCGGTTCACCGGCTGCACCTTTGTCCCAGCCCGTGCCGCTAACATCTCCCCAGCGGCCCGCGCCGCCTCAGGGCTCATGCGTTCGTCGATCGTGTTCATCGACCGCTCAGTGATCAGCGACTTGAACTCCGGTAGTCGGCCCTTCTTCTTCGCGATCGCGTAGATCCGCACGGTCTGGTACGCCTGAAACGTCGCCAGCGTGCGCGCGTCTTCGCGTTGCGCCTTGATCACCACGAACTCACGAAACAGCCCACGCACCGTCAACCGGGAGAACGCCTCCAGGCTCAGCCCCCACCGACGGGACTCGATCTCAAGTGCCCGCCAGTCCCACCGTTTGGCGGCTGAGCCATCCGAGGGCGCTTGGAGGGCTTGACGCCCAACTCCTTCACGTCATCCAGATCGGGAGCCGTCTCTTTCATCGCCTCCCGCATGGCTGCCGCCGCGCCGAGATCGACGGACGACATCAGGTCGCCCGCCTGCGCCAGCGTGATCGTCGGGTGATGTCGTTGCAGCGAACCCCAGAACAGCAGACGAGACGCCGTCTGACGCCCCTTCATCGCCGCCTCGGCGACGGACTGAAAGGACACCTCTTTTGTCGGCGTGCTCGCCTGCTCTTCGACCAGGATTTGCGCGTTGATGTCGAGGACCAGTCGATAGACCTGGCCCTCGACCGTCAACGTCGTTTCAGGGAACAACTTCGCCATAAGGTCCGCCCTACGGCAGCACGAACGCCTGCGTCGGCATGATGCCGCACGTGTATTCGATCACCGCTTCGGCGCTCGCCTCGGACAGCGAGAAGCCCGTCAGGTAGCCGGTGATCTCGACTTCGCTCACGCCATCGGGCAGGCGGACGACGAAGTTGTGCGTGCCACGCGCGATCACCAGCGTCGGCAAGCCGCCCGACGCGAAGACGCCGGAGCCGCCGCCAGCCGTGGATAAGCTGTCTTCGCTCGGCAGGTAGATCCCGCGGATCTGAATCGCCGAGCTGTCGAGCATGCCGGGTGTGTGCTCTTTGTGTGAGTTCGGGCTGCGAAGGTGCGTCCGGTCCACATCGGCGACGGTCGTTTCGCCGAAGGTGACGGAGCGCACGCCCGCGATGGCCTCGAAGACTTCGGGCGAGGTGCCATCGCCAATCAAGACCTGCGTCTTGTAGCCGATGGTCCCTTCATCCGCGCTATAGAAAGTGCCAGTGCGATCTGCCATGTGCCTTCTCCTCCACTCGTGTGAAACCGCAAAAGAAAAAGGCCGCCTCGTCGCCCGCACAGGTCGTGTGCAGAACGTCGAAGCGGCCTTCTCTTCGCGGCCTTGTCGGTGCTGACACGCGCCGGCCTGGCGCGGTTCGAGTGCCCTCTAGTCAGCCCGTTTCAAGAATCAAACTCAGTGCATCAATGACTCCGGTAGTCGACGGCGTAATCGCGCGTCACCGTCACGTATTCCTGTTCCTCGCCGTGATACAACTCGACCGGCCCGCCGATCGGCCGGACCGACAGGATCTCCACGCCTGGGCTGCCGTTGACAGTCCCCGCAAAGCCACACAGCCCCGTCGCGTCTCCCGGTCCATGCGCCGCCTCGGCGACGTCCCTGGCATCCGCCAGCGCGTCCCCGCCGTCTTTCACCGAGGCCATCGCGTCGACTTGCACGCGCGCCTGGTGCAGCCCTGACGAGCCGCGCAAGTGCATGGGCTCGGTATCGCTGATCGTCTGCACCCGCACGCACGGCATCGTCGTCCCTGGCCTGACAAGCAGCGTGTAAACCCGCGTCGACACGAGCGCCGTCACCGCGACGATGTCGAGGAGCCGATGGCGCACGAGCTCGGCGGCCGTCACGTCAAGCCACTCCCAGGCCCAGTGGGCACACTCGGCGCCTCAATCGTCGGCCGCGAGATCCGCTTCGCGGCCAGTTCCAGCCACAGCGCCTCGCCGATGTTCTTGAGTGCCCGTGGCGCTTCGCTGTCGAACGCGGGCCGCATGAACGGCTGCGCGGCATGGCCACGCTTGCCCGTCGTGCCGTATTCCTGAAACAGCCCGTAGAAGAAGCCCTTGGCCGGTCCCATCGCGACCGTGCCCTGAAACTCGTCCTGCCGCTCCAGAAAGCCAGACTCGCCGATCGTCTTCATGTTGCGCGCGACGATGATGTTGGCCTTGATGTCCGGAGGGCCTGGCTCATGCGGAGCTAGCGACTCGGCCCGCTTCCGCATGGGCTCGGCGGCTTCCGTGAGCACGGTCACGAGCGTGTTGCGGCGGACTCGCGCACTGAGGCTGTTCAGCGCCGCCGCGAGTTCCTTGCCGCCTTCGATCCGCATCGAGACCATCAGGGCTTCTGCTCCATCTCGAACTCCACGCCCATACCAGCCACCATCGCAGCCAGCCAGAACAACGGCACCGCACAGCGCACCCGGAACATGGCCCAGGCCATGCCTGTGACACGCACAGTCACCGTGATTTGGCTCATCAACGTGTTAGCCGGGACAGTGATGTCTCCCATAGTTGCCATCTAGCCCACCTTCGCCAGCGCCGTCAGTTCAATCGCGGCCTTCGCGCCCATCTGCTGCGCGCTCGTGATGTTGTAGATCCGCGACTGAAACGACAGCCGCCGATCCTTCGCCACGTCCACCAGATCCGGGTCCATGTCGGCCCGGTAGTGCATGACGAACCGCGTCTCGGCACGCGCGCTCACCTGGTGCGTGTTCACACGTTCCATGCCTCCCACCGCCATCCGGGCCATAAACACCGTGACGGACGGCGTCGTCGTCCAGTCCTCCACGGGCATCCCCGACTCCGTCGATCCGTCCGAACGGAACTGGATCGTCACGCGCCGATCAAGCGAGCCGGGGTCCAGGGGCACACCAAGGCGCATCGCTAATACCTCGGCTGCCAGAACCGCTCGAGCTGCAACACGGCCGGCACGTTCTGGATCGTGTTCTGGACGCTCAGCGACCGCTGCTTGTAGAGCTCGCCCACCATGAGGCAGATCCCCGTGATGTAGCGCTCAGGAATCGCCGTGGCGTCCTCATAGCCACACTCGAACGTCACTGTCACCGCGTCTTCCTGCACCCGCGTCGAGGGCCACGTCTCGCCATAGAGCGGCGTCACTTTGGCCTTCGCCACACGGCCCGAAGGAATCACGGCATACTCGGCCGGCGAGCCCGCGAGGGTCTGCGAGTCGCCGTCGTCGTCGACGTAGGCCAGCGAGTCCACCTCGATCAGCGGCGGCCCCGGTAACACAATCGCGCCCCACGGAAAGCCGCTCAGG